GCCTTCTTCGTCAACTCCACCATCAGGCTCTACAATAAATCTTTTAGTAACACCTGTATCTTCATCAAAAACATCCCGAACAGGTTGCCCGTTGTAAGTTTTGTAAGCCTCCCGTGCGGGCGCATACTGTGGAACTTTGCCAAACTGCTTGATGTCGGTAATACCAATACCAGACAAAATCTTAGCCATGTCCTCGGCATTAGCTTCAGCAGAGCCAAAACCCGCACCAGACCATTTGCCAGTTAGACCTTGGCCAAGGATTTGCTTTTTTATAAGTTGTTTGTAATCTTCTGCCATATTTAATCCTTAAGGCAAAGCCGACACAAATGAAAGTGTAGCAACTACAGAAGCTGTAGATGGGCGGGCAGGGCCGGTACTTGGGCCATAGCACTCTAGTGTAAGTTTTTCATTGGTTGTAGACCACCAAATCTGCACGTTCTGTCCAGCGTTTAACTGCACGTAGTAGTTCCAACCAATAATACCGTGGCCGTCGATACCACCGTGGCTACTTACAACGGCAATAAAACCTGTAGAACCCGGTACATCTACGCCGTCAATGCGCAGCCATACAGAACCATCATGCTCAGTGGTGTCGGTATTGTTAAACTGACCAGACCATTGCAAGTTATACAGACCAGCCTTGGCTACGGTAAATTTGTACTGATCTACCACTGTAATATCATTAGAAAAGTCAGTGGTGTTTACATACATTGGCACTGCGGTGTTTGCTGCCGGTGCTTGGATCTTTGTAACCGCTACACCAGTAGAGTGAGCTACGTTTGCAGAACCCCTTGCGCCACGGGTACATCCGGTGAATGTTGTGGTTGTTTTGCCGGTGTAAGTAATAACTTCAGACTCAATACGAAGCTCGCCAGCCGTCAAGAATCCAGCGGTGCTAACCACGGGGATGGTGGTAACAGAGTTGTTGATACCTGCGCTCAAAGTTGTAAACGCCGTATCTTGAAACGCCCCATAGGGAAACCGAACGCCAGAGCCGTCAATCTCTCCTGAGCCAGTGCTCATCTGGTTCAAGATGTTTTGCAGACGGTTAAAGTACAAACGCAGAACGTTGTTCAGCTGATCTTGGTACGCTTTGTTGTACTGTTCTGTCGCCAACGGCAAAGCAGGCGGCTCAACCCGCTGAAACTGATACTCCGTTGTGACAATCAAACTCATGAGTTACCTCTGCGACCGTCTTGTTTGATGTCAATACGGGGGCTACCTAACTGCCATGCGCAACCAAGCTGGTTTGACTCAATCTTCATAATCATCTGACGGCCACGAACCCTGACGTACACCTGACCTGTGAACTGCTCAATCGGTGCAGTAGCTGTGCGAACAATCGTAGCGTCTGAGTTACCACCCAAAGAGATAGGATCGTTGTACCCAGAGCCTGCGTTCTGCATTGGGATCAAGGTCATTGTCACTTGAGGAGATGCAGTGTCTGAGCCACGGAACGTGATGTCAGGAACAATACGCCATACAAACCCAAAGTGGTCGCCATCGTCAATGTCAAACTCGGTTGTCTCAATGACTGCGTTAATTGGCAAAGCTGTACCGGTTTCGTTGTCGTCATTACCTTGTTCGTGGTAGACGATGTTGTAAGTGTACGTTGCCGCCATCGGGTACTTACGCAGGGCAGAGTCAATCCACGCTGTGCGTCCCATTGTTCCGTAAGCCCAGACATCTTCGGCATAGTTATACGTTACATACCGGTCAACCACGAATGATCCTGCGCTACAGTAGAAGAACCAGATCTCGTTAAAGCCTTCGTTCGTGGAAGCAAAGAATTGGTCAGCCTGTTCCAAGTTAATGTCTTGGAAAACAAACTGACGCAGATCACAACGTAGTGTTTGAACACGGCCATCGTATTTGTAGAACTTATCAATACCCATCCAATACACCACGCCAGTGGCTGTTGCGACTGCGTTTGTTCCTGCTACGGAGATGTTGTCTCCCAGCAATTGAGAACCCCAAACCGCTGGTGGGCCTTGATACTGGACTGAATACAGGGCTGAGTCTGTGAAAACCACAATCTCCTGCCGGGTCTGAACGGCAGTAACAATCTTTGAACCGTGGGATAACTGTAAGCTACCGGCCTGATTGGTTGCAGATGGGAACCATTCCAAGTAATCCTCTTGGTCAGACCAGCGGATTAGCATGGGGTTTTGAATAGAACTACCGTAGTCGTTACAGCCAAACGCAAACGTAAAACGCGAGGCGTCAGACACCAGAATAAAGTTTTGAACTGTTGGGCAAGAAGAAGCACCCGGCAAGTTATTAATTGCCACACCACGAGATGTCAACAAAGAGCTGACAGTCCAGACGTAGATCTCACCACCGTTAGGCGCAAAGAGCAGATCTTCCCCAAAGTTAGCTTGCGACCAAATACGCATCTGGTCACTTGATTCCACGCCAACACCCCAAGGCCCAGCACCCCACGGGCCTGCGCCCCAGCCGACCAAAGGAAGCGCGTAAGGAGCACCAACGTTAATCTGGTATGCGGCTACTACAGAGCCACCGCCCGTAGCAGTAGAACTAGCAGCTGTCGCCGCAGTAATTGTGTACTGAGTTGTGGATGTACCAGATATGGTAATCTCATATTCACCGTTTAAATCAAGACCGCCAACGGTTGAAGCACCACTGAAAGTAACAAAATCGCCATTTGTATAGCCACCAGCTGCATCAGTGACAGTAACCGTAGTTGAGCCGTTAACTGTAGCAAATGGGTTTGTCAAAGAAACTTTAAGCTTTGTGTACGTTGCTGAAACAGATGCACCGCCCCCGCCTGTCACGGTAGAAGATGCCGTTTCAGCCACGGTAATTGTGTAGTCATCAGCACCAACAACTGTTACTGTGTGGTTTGTATTAAGTGTGCCTGCTGAAATACCGCCAACGGCAACAGCGCCGGAAAAGGTAGCAATATCACCAGTGAGTAAGCCGTGAGCAGTGTCGTTTACGTTAATAACGGCTGACCCAGATGTAGTATCAAAGGGATTGTTTAACGATACGGGTGCTTCTGTAGCTGAACGAAGCGGGGTAATGTCGTAGTACAGGCCACCGTTTTCAATGTAGAACTTCAGGTTAGTGCCGACCGCCAATAAGTTCTGCCCGCCCAGAGTCACCCAGTTCCACAAAGAACGGCAGACGCCTTGAAAAATAGACGAGGAAATACGCTGCCAACCACCAATTTTCTCTGGTGTGCCTTGACGGAACCTTATCTTGTTGGAAACGTAATAGCCATTTTCCGATGTATAGCGAGTATTTTCCCTGTTTACACCGGCTTTCTGCTGAAGTTTCTTTAACATGGGCAATCCTAAGATAAAAACACGGCCCGCTCGTCTATACGGCGTTTCTGTAGCCCTTTGAGAATTTTACCCCCCGCCATGCAATATTTCAACAATTCTTCTGCCGCACCTTCCATGTCCCCACGAAGCACCTTTTGACGAAGCGTTGAGCGTTGCAAAGTACCTAGCCCCACATTGAAGGCAAATGATACCAACGCATCAAACTGTCCTTGAGTAAGAGGCACAGGACAATAAGTAGCCACGCCTTTCTCAAACCTAGCAAGGTCTGCCCTAAGAATTGCATCTACTTCCTCCATTGAGTGTTTACGCATAGCCTCTGGGGGAGGCACAAAGGCATCCCGTTGGTCTATCTTGAGCTTACCCTGCTCTGGGAACATAACGTGCCCAACCCCCACAGTCCAGAGCTTGGCTGGACATTTATAGGGGTTCTGCCTCACGCCCTCGTGATGGCGGATCATGTGCAGGCACTTATCTGAGATCTTCATTTGCCAAACGCCCGGCCACCAAAGTGGAAAGCAATAATTGAAGCAAACAAAGCTTGGGTGTCAGAGTCCCACAGCATTTCGGCCAGCTCGGTAAACGGCACACCGCTGTTCCAGCCGTAGGCAAACAGGCCAATGTCGATAAACAACAACAGGAAGAAGAAGCCGTAGGTGATTACAGGGCGAACAGAGGCGCGAAGGTTCTTCATCCATGTGGATGTTCCCTCGTTCAAGGCTGTATCGTGGGCATAGATGGCCTGCATTTCGGCTTGCTGAGCACC